CTCCGAATACATAGCAGTCCGCGGGTTGATGAAACCCACGGGCCTTCAGTATAGCAACACACATGGCCCAAAACACCAGACTCTGAACAGGGAACGTTGTTGCGTTCCCCATAGGAGCGTAGGCGTGTATAGGAATCTTAATGGTATTTCTACCATTAATATCCATGCTCGACCCGTAAGGATCAAGCCTACTGCGGGGATCCGTAGCACCATTGCTCGGTATCTCTACATATTGAGCCCTGCAGCAACCAAACCACTTATAGTGCCGACCAAACAGATCTTGCACCAGGATATCTGATAAGCGATCCGAAGCCTCTTTGAGGTCCAGAGTCGCATAATCTTTATCTTGGCTGGCCTTAAGGGCCAAATTAGCATTCACTGTTTGGTCGTTGAAATGGACGTGGCCTTGCGGCCACGCCCATCTTCCGCACTTCGTGGGACGATGCCGTTGAATCGCGAACTCCATCTTATGTCTTAACCCCTGCTGAATCCATATGGCTTCTTGGGGGTGGACACAGATAAGTCGCGGTCCACGTGCATCCTTAGGCACAGCGACCATCCTAGCTACGATCTCGTCATTGACGACGAAATCCTCGGCTCCGTCTCTATAGTTGAAACGGGATATGCCGAAGTACTCGTAATAGGGATATAAGGTATCAATGGTAGAATACCATTGACGCCACATACCCTTGTCTATTTCGTGTCCGTAGACTGCTCCGGGACCATGGGCTGGGGAGATTTCTCTCCAGTCTGTGAATCCGAGGGCAGAGGTACATTGCTGTCGAACCAACGATGTATATCGGGAAGAAGGACCGGCGTTTTGGTAACGCAGCCCGAGATCCCTAACATCATTGTTGCAGTCAATATAATCGCCGATAGCCTTTTGATAGGTTTCATCGGTATATGTGTGTTCAGCTTTATAACAGAACAGAAGCAGCTGACGAATGAACCGTAAATCTATAGGGCTTTTTGTCCTACAGAACCGGTCCCGTAACGGTATCAGCCATCTAGGCCAGACCTGTTTCCAGGCCCAGCCGACGGTGGTTTCATTGCCGTTCTCGATCCAATCGAGCAGCTCCTTCTCTAACTTTGGTGCATCATTGATACACCATTGAAGGCCTTCATAAGCAGATCCCCTAATCAAAGAGGACCCGCTTTTCAGACCAACCTCTGTTAGCAGGCTAATATATGCAAGCTCTATAGCTTTCATGTTTATCCTATGTTAGCACGTTTACCTGGTCTATGTCTCACACTGCTAATCTCTATCCCGTGAAGGGAAAGAAATCGACAGGGTCTTGTTCCATGCGTCTTCGTCCTTTAGCTTTCGCTATTAAGGACTTGGACGATGTAGTTCGGCGACGTCGAGGCTGCAAAAGCCCTGATAGTGGCAACAACGTTGTCAATATCAGCTTGAACAGCAATCGAGGGAACCACGAATACGACGTAAGCAGAAGTAGTATACTCCTGCCCAGTCGCATCGAGGCAAACCCGATCAAACCTAACCAAATATCTCTTAGTAGAGACTTTGGTCTTGGTATCGATAGCGTCTTGTCGTTTAACAGACATGACGTCCGGGAGATTAATCCCGCGAGCCGTCGAACGGCGTTCGCTACCATCCTTCTCATCGAAGGACTTGGCGAACACGATGGTGTTGATCGTGAGATCAGCATTCATGGGTTGTGCTTTTATGTAGTTGATCTAACTATATTAGCATTTCGAACACAGTTAAGGCTTGATGCCCCTCTGTGTTAACAAGGCAAGCAACAGTGCTGCCTGTTTTTTTCCGAAACGCCCGGACCAGTCGACATAACCTGCCGACCGTCCTAGAACAGAACGCTCGTAACTAGTAGTCGTACACCTACCCTCTTTTGCGTCATATACAATAGCATTAGTATCGACTCGCCTGACGGTCCTAAAGACCTCAGAAACGACCTCGAATTTCTTGCTTTTGGTCAATGACAACGTCTTTACTTTTTCGGCACCAAGTGCCAATTCGTAGGACGATAGGATAGATGACGTATCGATGAACCAATCCACAACGAATGAGAACGGAATCCGTTCCCAAGCGAAATGGACTGGCCCTTGCGTCCCAAACCTGTAAAACAGGTAATTGAGGCGCTTGAAAAAGACAGTATTATAATCCTGCCTATATTCTCGATACGCGAGTACGTAACGCGTAGTAGGGAATACGTTGAAGAATCCTTGGTAACTTAAATCACCAAGGTTCCCAGACGGACCTCCCTGCTTATAGAAGGAGCCAGAGCCTATATAGACTCTCGACTGTCTCCTGACCGCGTCGGCCTGATACCGTTCATAGTCCTGCATACATCGTTGAAGGAACTTTCGTCCCTTTTCGATATCTGCAATCAATGGCGCAATCCCGAAGGAAAACGCCAGATACCGATTAGAAGCCCCTCTTGCGAGAGTCTTCTTCTTTGCTAGGAACTGTCTTATCCAATTACTCCAGTTACCAGAATACATATCCTGGTACGAAGAAAAGGACTTGACGGCTCCCGGCAATTCCGGTGATTCGACTATGTTCAATAAACCATCGACAACCGGCTTCTCTGCTTTATCATACAATTCTTGTATGACTTTAGCATCGTTTGGCGGTTGGGCCCACATCAGTGACACTCCCGGAATTTCCCCTGTAGAGGGGTTTACGCGGAGAGCGCATACGTGTTCGTATGAGCGTTTGACCGTTTCCTGCAAATACACCACATCGGTGCTTGCAGAATACCCTTGACCTGTATCGGTGTTATTATGCGGACGAATGTACGCATCACCGTTGTTCGTTACCTCCACGTAATCGTGTAGATGACGACAGGCTTTAGGTTTCTTCGACTGATCAGCTCCGTCCAGCATCATCGAATATTCTTCTTTGATGGGACAACTGTTAGCAGCGAAGTTACCAGTATACCCTTGGTTCCATGTATATGGAGACTTATTGGTATACGCATATAGAGATACCGACTTATTAGTATAAGCCGGCAACAGTCGTGCTTCGTAGACCTTGGTTCTGAATCG